AAGATTTAGATATCAAAATTGATGCTCAAAATATTTTGATTGAGATGATATTCCAAATGGGAAAGAATGGCGTATCAAAATTTCGCAATATGATGAAAGCGTTGCGTGGACATAACTATTCTCTTGCAAGTTCTGAGATGTTGGACAGCCTTTGGGCAAGACAAACCCCCTCAAGAGCAAAAAAATTATCAAATTTAATGAAATCTATAGAAACATAGATTTCTAATACGCTCAGAATCTAATGATTCTTTTAAGTACAATCACACAGCGAGAGTGCTACAAACGCTCTGAGAGCTAAATTTGAGCTACTTTTTCCAGTTAGTTGCCACCTTTTCAGCCGATCTACCAGCAATATAGCCTCCAACACCTATTGTTAACAAATTCCACATTTGATCAGGAATTGATAACTCAATTACTGTTCCAAAAAAAAAATTTGTAAAAGGTGCTATAATGTAATTGTTTGCAATTACAATTATACAAATCCACATCAAAGCTGGACGCCAAGTTGCTGTGAGCCAATGCTTAGATTCTGCTTCGGCTTTAATGATATTTGATTTAGCTATAAGCTCCTCATGATCGCCATTTAATAATTGAGTGTTAAGTTCATGCTTGAGCTTCTCTTTTAAATCTTTATCAGGTACAGCCTTATCAACTATACCACCGACAATCTTTGCTATTGGCCCAACAGCGTTCAATAAAGGTAACATTAAAATATGTATCCGTAGATAATCATACCTAGTATAACTACTAATGCACCTACAACTATCTTACCTCTTTTGGTTAATCCTTTCCAAAAGTCTTTTATCTTATCCATAATCTCTCTCCAGTCTATCCATAGAAACAAATGTTTTTTCTTGGATATGGTTATCCCAGATAGATAACTCTACGATTCCGTAGCTCCATCCAGTCATATTAAGCTTTGCATACTGCTCAACATGGTTCATTGGCAACGCACATCCAACATTAACGATACGAATAAACTTTTTATCGCCAATTTTGGGAGCTTTCCAATCTCTATCTTTATGTGTATGCCCAAATACTAAGTCATGCAAAGAATCATTTGCTATTGATATTTCTGCATTACGACCACCATATTCTTTACCCATTATATTTTTAGGTACATGAGTAAACCCTACTCCACTTATAAAAAATATATCTCCGTATTCAGACGTAGACCATTCATTATCATGGAAACCAGAATATAATTCATTCTTCATCATCCCTTGTATCTCAGGTATTTTTTCTTCAAATCTATTTACACGGACTTCATGATTACCTAATGTACAATGTTTAGGTACATCAAACGACCCCATCCCTTTATTTATTAATTGCATAGCTGAACGCATTGATTTTATATCAATCATAAAAGCGTCTTTCAGTTTACCTTGTTGTGTGTCGTTAGCTTGAAAAAAAGATAATGAATCAAATGAATTAAAATCACCTATGTGTACAACATAGTCTGGTTTTACTTTACGTATATGTTTACCTATCCAAAAAAATCTATCCTGTGCAATATGAGGACTATCATGTGTATCACCTATGACAATAACTTTATGACCTTTAAATGAATTTATTTTAGAATTGTTATTATTTTTATTGTTGTCCATATAAATGTAACTATTCCACCAAGCCATAGAATAGAACGAATTGCTCCTTTGCCAGTAGCCATTTCTTCTTTTAACTTTACAACTTCCATACGATTTTCTTTAACCTCAACTTCAATACGATCTAATGCTTTAGTAATCGCTAATACTTGAGATTCCCAATCGGTCATTTTTTCTTTAGAACTATGACTAGTATTATTACGAGGATAACTAAATTCAATACGGATATATCATTAGTCAGTAGGTGTCCTATTGAGCTATTGTTTATCATTACATTTTACTCAATGGATTGTTTAAAGCTTTTTTAATTTGCTTATCAACATCAGTTTCTAATTGTTTCATATCTACCTCAATATCTTTAATTACTTCTTTTAACTCTTTAGCATTTGTACGTGAATCTTCTTTGACACGTTGTTCTACATCTTCCACAATCGTTTCAATTCTACGTACATCAGATTTTAAATCATTCTTTAATTCTTTAGCTACATCTGCAACTAACTCTACTTCGTTTAAAATCATGGGTATTTCTGATTGCAACATAGTTACTTCTTGTTGCAACAATTCTAAACGCTTATCAAAGCCACTCATATCAGGTGCAGTATAACTTGTTATTTGTCCTTTCATGTCAAGATAGTCTTTGTAAAACTCAAAGCCACCCCATAGACTACCACCAAATGTTGTAAGAGCAGTAATGATCACCATGATCTTACCACCTTTAAACTTTACACCACCTACATCTACTTCTGCCATTGACTATCAATCATATCGTTCATTAATCCATCACTACCAGCGAATAGGTAATAACCAGCAATACTGTTATCAGTAATTACTGCATCAGGTATACTCACATTAGAAAAAAAATTTGCTCTATCATTTAATGTAAGCTGACTATCAAAAAATGTCTTACTGTCACCTAACACTTGCATAACAATAAGTGTTTTAGTTTGTGCTACATCATCATATTTTTGTTTGTCATCAATCTTTTTTAAAATTTTTTTAACTGCTTTTTCTTTAGCAGTTTCCTTCTTTTCTTCTTTAGGCTCAGGCTTACTTTCTTTTTTATTCTCAACAGTCTTTTGTGGGCTCTCTTTAGGTTCTGGTTTTTCTGCCACATCTTCTGTAGATTCTTCAACTTCATCAGTAACAGGTTCAACATCTGATACCTCCATTTCCATTTCCATTTCTATTTCAGCTTCAATCTCAGATTGAATTTCTATTTCAATTTCTATTTCTTCTATTTCTATCTCTACTGTTTCGTAGGTAGGTTCATCTATATCTATAGGTTCTAATATAAATCCTTCATTGCTATCAATAGGTTCATTAGATTCAAACACATCTTCAACAACATCAATAATATCTTCAGGTGTATCTATGTTTAATGCTATAAACATTTCAACAGAAGTTATTGATTGCGTAACAATGGTATTGACAACATTATATAACACATTGACGGTAACGTCATCAAACAAGGGGCCAATCGCTAGATTAATATCTCTACCCCCTATCTCTATAATGACAGTAGTAATACTACCTGAAAAATCAAATCCGTTTTCATAAGTTGTATAGCCACTATCAGTACCACTAGCTGATAAAATATCAGTACCAGAGAAAACATCTGTTTTTCCATTTCTACCTGTAATATGCATATAAATAGAATCACTTGAATCTTGTTTATCTACTTTAATAGAATAATTAGTTTTACCTCCATGTGTAATGTTTAAATCAGATACATCTACTGTATTAATAAATGTAGTACCCATACCTTCTACACCCATAGAAGATGTTGAGTTACCTGAACCAGTTATTTGAGCACATTTATCTGTGCCAAGATTGTAACAACCAGAGCCACTAGGCATTGATGCTGGGCCTTGACCACCCCAATCAGAATCCATATCACCTTCTTTAGTACCTACAACGTAATCATTATCTCCATCTAAAATATCTAATGAATCTTCATTGGTAACTGTCGTAGTTGTAGTTGTAGTTTCTGTAGTAGTTGTAATAGTAATACCATTAGCTTCATGCTCAATGGTTTCAGTAACTACTTCATCAATAATTTTTTCTATGGTAGGTGAACAAAGACCAATCGTATCAGTAGAACAATCTATTGCTTTACTAGAAAAGGATAGGAATACCGATATACATAGCCATAGCCATAAATATAAATTTGGCAAACTCATCATTACTTCCTTTAACTGGTTTTGTTATTTCTTTTTGATTAAATACTTTAGAACCTTCAGGAATTAATTCAGGATTAATTTTCCATTCTTCAAGAGCTTCAGCTCCAATCTTTCCATTAATTGGTGGTGGCGTTCCAGCCATAATCATAGCGTCAAATACTCTTGGGTCATCAGATAGTAAACTAACTGCGGCAACTTTCATTCCCATTCCATATAATGATCTAGCTAATTTAATACGTTCACAGTTTTCATCTGTGATTGTAATACCAGAAGCTATACCTAAGATTTGTGTTTGTACTGCACCTGACGTAGCTGTTTTACATATGTCGGAATTATTAACAACAACACTAGGAGCATTAGCAGTTGGTGGAGTATTATTAGTAACTACTGTTGAAGATACAGTATTAGTATCAGCACTTTTTGCACTTGTTACAGCACTTACAATAAGAATAAAAGTTAATACAAAAAAAAGAGTTCTCATTCAAATTCACCATCAATTTCTAATCTTAATGATTTAATTTTATAAGAATTTTCTAGAATTTCATTTTTAAGTTCAAGTACATTTTGATCTGCTTGAACATTTTCTATATTTGTTTTTAATAATTCAAAGTCAGAAAATAATTTACCTACAATAAAAACATTACCACAAGCAGTTGCAACAATTCCACAGAATATTAAAATATTCTTTATTGATAATTCTATTTTCATTTACCACAAACACAGCTTCCATCACAGCCACAAGGATTAATCATGTATCGCCTAATCTTATAAAAGTAAAATGGGTAGAATTTTGAGAAGAACTACCTCTTGATGCAAAAGAAGAAGCGTCAGAAGAAATTGCATAAAATTTTACTTTAACATTTGCTGTATCTGTTACATCAATTAGTGTTGTGCAAGTAACATCAGCAGATGTATTGGCACTATCTGGCATATTATCATAACCAAAAGACATAATATTATAAGCAGAATTATTAACTGTTGCTTGAATACCCCCACCAACATATTGAACTAAATGATTATTTCTTGCAAATGAAAGATGACAATCTATTTTATAAATTCCTGTTGAGGGAAAAGTAAAAACGCCAGAACTTTCTGTCATAGCACTTCCAATAGTACCTTGACCAGATGTGTCTATTCGTTCAAGATTTGCCGTATAAAATTCAATAGCATCAGCACTTGAGCCATAATCTTTATCTGCACTCAATCTCCATTGGTCAGCCATAGATACACCAACCCCTGATCTTGCATTTAATTTAACTAAAGCCATTATGCATCCTCCAATGTTTTAACTCTTGTTTCAAGAGCTTCTATTTTTGCAATTGATTCTTTAAGTGCCGCAGTAAGCAATGGAACTAATTTAGATTGATCTATTCCTTGCGGATCTATTTTTGTTGAAGAATAAGTTTTAGGGTTTCCAATTTTTTTACTTGGTGATTCTCCTTGAGTTTCTGAGTCTTCAGCAGTGTATCTAGTTTCAACAGCCATAGCATCTTTTTCACCAGTAATAGATTCTGGTACAATGCTAGATACTTCGTGAGCAAGAAAACCATCAACTAATGTTTTATCTGTATTTGATTTCCAATAAAATTTTCTTGGTTTTAATAATTTAATTTT